GAAGCATTGCGAGCATCATCAAACCTAAAAGGTTTGACACTTATGTCGTGTACTATTACGCCTTCAGCTCTTAACAGTTCTTGTGTACCATCTGTAGATCCTGTATCAGCTACTATTCTGATATCTGCATCTTTAGTTGCATCAGCCCAACGTTTTGCGTGTTTGGCTTCATTTAATGCAATTGCATATACTGCTATTTTCATATCGTCCCCAATATGTTTTATTTAGATTTTCTTGCTACAGCAGCATTATCTACTAGATTCGGATACTTTCTTCCTGCAGCTTTAGCGCGAGCCTTAGCACTTTTAATCTGTGTAGGTGTTAACTTCTTAGAAGTTTTCTTAGGGTTCTTCTTGTCCCAGAATGCTTTTTGTTTCACCACTTCACCTTATTCGCCCAGTAAGCTGCAGACATTTTGCCCTTAGCAATATTTTTTGCGTGTCTTGCTTTAAAAGATTTTTGACGTGCTGTTGGTGTTCTGTCCCCAGTAACACCTTGTTGTCCAAAGCGGATTGTCTTAACCTGTGAACCAGACTTAGCCACAACAACGTGTGACTTAGTAGGATGGTTAGGAGTCCGCTTTGGTCTGTTGTAGCCAGAGACCCCAGCACTTTTTAAACGTGAGTCCTTTGGCTTCATAATTACTTCTTTGGTTTCTTAGGTGTTGCTTTAACAATGCTAGATGGCTTTGGTGCAATAGGCATACCCATTGGGTTGTTGCCCATAGCGTTAGCCATAGCGTGATCTAGATTAGGATAGTTACATCCACAAGTTGCACACATTATTTTTTCTTTCCCATTCTTTTCATAGATTTCATACCTTTTTTACCGTATTCCATCTTACGTTCTTTCTTGCCTTCCATCTTTTCGTGCTTCATTTTAGCTTTTTTGCTTTTATACATTGACATTATGCGCCGTATGCCTTTCCAGTTTTGTTTGAGATATCTATTGCTTTGCGTATATCTTTAGTCTTAGTAGAGTCAGGTTGAATACCCTGAGATCTAGCTTGACGATATAACGCAAGTTCATTATCCCACTTCTTGGCTGACATAGTAAGGCGAGTGGAAGCCTCTCCTGCATTCAAATCCACAGTTGCAGCTTTGCAACCAAAACATCCCTCAACATACTCTGGATGCTTTCTTAATTGATGTAAAGTCATTTTGTCCCTAACACTTTTTCAATTCTATCAATAGCGTCCTTCATAGAAGAACCACCATTATGACTTAACTCACCATCAAGTCTATTCAATCTTTCCATTACACCAGGAACAGCATCCCTACCTGGACCACCAGGCTCGCCTTCCCAATCTCGGCGAAATTTTTCCAACCATTCCATCATAGAACGAGTCTTTCGAACCGTTGGAGCAATCACAAAAAACACAGAAGCAATCGCACTTGCAGTCGCACCTGCTACAAGAATGTTCTCTATCATCCTTCAAAGTTACTTTCAGTAATGCCGATGCCAGCGTTAATAAGTGCAGTCTTTTGTGCTTCCGTAACATCATATTCGTGACCTCCTGCATAGTATTCACTAGCAGCATCTATTTGATCTGTTGATGGAACTCTAAGTTTTCTGTAGACACCACCAGTTTTCAAAACACTTACACCACGTGTTAATTTGTAGCGATAGAAAAGACCGAATCCTGCTGGTCCTTCATCAACTGTTGGTGGAAAGAATTTTGGCAACTGATATCTCCTATAGGTAATAGCCCCCAGTTTCCCAGGGGCTATTGCATTTGTTTCTAACTACGCAGCGTTGATGCTGGAGCTTGATTCGATGCGGTATAGTGCTTCTTCGCGATAGCGTTTGAAGCCTAATACTCCGTACCAACCGATTGGGCGCAAGCGCATCAATTTGTCGGTTACGTTTCCGATCACTACGTGTGGTTCTTCAGCAACTGCTTCTGCAAGTGCTTGTTGACCAGCAAGTATTGTACGGAATACACGTGCACTTGAACCACCATCGGTGGCGTTGTACATACGTGGTGTTTCGATGAAGTATGCACCTTCGAATGTTCCAATTTCGCCTGCCCAGATGGCATCGTTTGATTGGTATTCGTGAGGCAATCTCCAAGAGGCTGAGCCTGTTTCTGCACGAAGATCGTGTGAAACTTCTGGATGTATTGCACACCAGTATAGGCTGCCCTTACGAGCAACTGCTTTTCCTGCACGCAATTTTGCAACTGCTAGACGGATGTCTGCAGCTTTCAAGGTGTGAGCGCCAGTAACGTTTGTTGTTGCTGTTGCGCGTGTACCTGAAGCATTGCTTGCGTAGATTACGTTTGTTCCAGCACGAAGTTCTGTTTGAACAATTTCGTCAATGGAATCAGCCATATTGTAAGCAACGATATTTGCAATCGCTGGATCAACATCTGCTAATGACATTAATTGCAGTTTGCGTGTGGTTAGAACTGCGTTACCGTATTCGTTAAGAGTTACTGTAACTGCAGTTGGTGTACCAATTGCTACTGCATCTGGATCAACTTGCTCTGATAGAGCAGTTGTTGCTTTGGTCATATCATTGTAAATTTGGAATACAATTGATGAACCAGGCATTGATTGTCTAGCTGGTTTCTTATCTGCTACTGAACGGAGTAATGGTTGAGAGCGAAGTGCAAACTCAACAAGACGGTCATAAGCTTTTTGAACGAGACCTGCACCATTAGATGGTGTAAAAGTTCCTACGTTGTTTGCGCTTGAGTATTGACCGCCACCAAGACCACCGTTAGTATTTGCTGTTCCACCAGAGAGAGCGGAATAGGCATCTGCCATTTTAAGGTTTCCTTAGTTTAGTAGTTTTAAATTATGACTGTTGATTAATCATATTGATAATTTCTTCAGCTGAAGAAGCTTGATCAATACGAAGCATCGTGTCATCAAAACCAGCAGGGGATTGAGCATTAGCAGTAATAGCATCTATTTGACGAAGAGCAGATAGATCTGGTCCTTTGTCATCTTGCTTTGCCACTAATCCAAAGATATCTGCATTTTCCTTAATCCAATTGTCAACCGCTTCTGGGGTTGATTCTAAATCGGAAGGAATGAATTTAGCTATCTTTGGGCTTACACCCTTGCTTTCCAAAACTGATTTGATTGTACTTTCGCGTTGTACAGAACGAAGTTGTCCAAGTTCGGACTCTAGTTCCTTGATTCGCTTTTCTTTTGCGCGATCTACTTTGCGAAGTTTTTTAACGAGATCGTTTGGTTCCTGGCTATCGTTATCCAGTTCTTGATCTTCGTCATCTTCCCAGTCTTGATAATTGTTGCTCATTGCAACGCTCCCATTTCTTTTGGTTAGTCGCAAGCCTCACAATAAATCGGGGAAAATATTGCGGATCTTGCTACCAGTCTTGTACACCTGCAGGGGCTGGTCGATCCTGCTAGGGGGTCTTAGAAGGTTCCCTTGCCTTGTTGGGCTAGAGATACCTGGGTTGTGCCAGCTTGTCCACTAAATGTGGCTTGTTCTTTCTCACCAAGCTTTTTACGGCGTTCAGATTTTAATCCTAAGAATGCTTCCTTTTGAAGTTCTTCTTCACTTACTGGAGCTTCTTTATATATGTCTGCAAGTTTAGTTGTAGTTGGTTCTATTTGAGCAAGTGTTTGGAATCCTTGTTGACCTGCTGCATAGGTGTCTGAGACACCAGCTTCTGAAAGAAGTTTTTGAATTGACTCAACTCTTTGCTCTGGCAAGACATATCCAGCAGCAGTAGCACCAGCACGTAGTTGTGCTTTCTTTACGCCTTCTTCTAATTTCATTGCTGGATCTTCTCCAGATAAAATTGATTCAGCTAACTGAAGTCTTTGAGTATTAGGATCATTAACATTATATTGACTAAAGTATCTACCTAATTCTCTTTTAACATCATCTCTTGCATTATCAATTTTGTTAAATACTTTATTGATTCTGTCTTGTACTTCTAGAGGAGATACTGCTCCAGATATAAGTTTTGTAAATACAGGTTTATTTGCTAAGCCAGATAGGTTATTTGACTTTAATAAGTTTGCATATGATTCTTCTGCAGCTAAATATTCTGCTGGAGAATAAGCAGCTAAACCTTTAGCAATACGACCTTCATTACCTTGGAATCTGATTTTGTAGGTTGGTGTTTGTCTAAGTTGTAATGTTGCTTCTGCTGCACTTAAACCATCTTTAAGAAACTGTGTGATGGTTGGAACTAATTCTTCTAAGTTATATAATCTGAATGTATCTTCTAATATAGCAAATGCACTACGGCGTTCAGATTCTTTAGCTGCAGCATATGGATCAGGAATAGTTGCAGTACCAGTAGTTGCTGTTGGAACAGTTCCACCAAATGTACCAGCACCTGCAGCAGGATTGCCTGATAATTGTGCAAGGGTAGGAACTTGAACATTAGGGTTTACTGGATTTTTTACACCAGCAAGTGACTTAGCGATTTCATTTTGAACAGCTTGCCAATTAGTTTTTTGATCTACTAGATATTCTCTATAGCTAGCCATTTATTCCCTAACCACCAATCAAATCTTTTATAACTTGATCAGCCCAAGTTGCAGCTTTTTGTCTGAATCCAGGAGTATTTTCAGCACCTGGTTTATTACCTAAATAACTTTGCCATTGATCATAGCTTGGAAGTTTTTGTTGTTGACCAATCCATCTTAGATCTTCATCATCCCAAGGGTTAGGACTTAATGATGGTTGTCCATAGAACTGTTCTTTAAAAGATTTAAATCCACCAAGAACTTCAGAAGGTTTATAATCCGCTTCAATGAATGGAGCTAAAGCAGGATTTTGTAAAGCAGAAAGTTTTTGAATCTTTACTTTTGCATCTTGTAATCCAGTTTTACTTTTAACAGTTGACATTAAATACTCAAGTCTTGTTCTAGGATCTATTCTAACATTGTAATCTGACAATAAAGAATCAACTTGTCTAAGATTTGTACCTAGTTGACCACCAACAAAAGCTAATCGATCGGTAGTTATTTCTTTACCAATAATACCTAAAGCAATTTGTTCTTTATCTAGTTCATCAACATTAGCTTTAGTAATAGTTTGTCTAACACGATTACCAGTAGTTGTCGTTGTTTGAACTTGAACTGCTTTTCTTTCAGCAGCGTTTAAATTCTTGTAGAACTCTTCTGCTTTTTTAGCATCAGGTATTCCACCAGTTAAGTTTGTATATAGATCATTATAGAATTGAATTGCTTCTGGTTTGCTAGTTAAGTAAAGAGTTTCAAATACAGTTGTGGTTGATTTGCCAGTTACATTATTGGCTGTATTGTCAATGAATGTACCAATATCAGTTATCTCTGTATTTGGATTAACAGTTACTAATGTACTGTAAGCACTCCAAGCTTTTTCTAATGCACCAACATAACTATTAACTTGATCAACGTTATCTAGTTTGCCGTTAGGAACAATCTTTTCATTGCCTGGTATTTTTTTAAGTTGTGTTTGAATCTTCTTGATTTCTTCAGGAGTTCTACCAACAACAAACTGACCAATAGCTTCAGCATAAGGAACTGTTATAGATGCGCCAGGTTCACCTGGTCTTCTTACTCTAGGATCAAGTCTTCTATATTGTTTTTGTTGACCAGCAGCAATGATCTCGGCAAGAGTAGGTTGTTGTATTTCATTTGAAGCTTCTCTAGGAATAAGAACACCAGTAACGTCATCGGTTCCATCGCCGTTTACGTCAGTGTAAACACGTTCCCCCGTTACGTCATCAATATTGTCTTGGTTTCCGTCTGCCATTATTCTCCTATGAGTGGACTAAATAAAGTTCTATAAGCAGCTAGAGCTTGATCATCTCCACCAGCTATTTCTAATAATGAATTATTTGTTTCATCTATAAGAACATTGCGTGCGTTAGATTCAACTTCTGTTCTGCCATTTATTAAATTGATTTGTGATTGATATGCATTATATACTCGAACCATTCTAATTAATTTTTTATTTGATTCGGTAGATGGCATATCACCATTTGAGTACATATTATAAATTTGCGCTATAGCTTGTCTTCTTAAATCTGTTTTAGCAGGAAAGGATTCAATGTATGATTGAAGTCCTGTGTATCTAGATTTATACATATCTGACCAAGCTGTCCATTTGTTTTGCAACAAACGTTTTTCTACTGGATCTGTTGTATTAGCAATCTTTTTATCAGTATCTGTCTTAACTAATCTCCAATAAAAATATCCTTCATCTGCAAATGCTTCTTCTGCAAATTGTTCAATAGGTTTCATCTCACGATAACCTTGATCTTGCAAGAAAGCATAAGCTTCTAAATCATACTGTCCATTTGTTGGAACAATGAACCTGGTGGCTTTAGGATACTTTTTAAATAAACTATCGTTTTCCTTGATCCACTGTATAGCTTCTTTGGCAGGTTTAATTGTACCTATGCCATCCATTTCAGATTCAGTTAATGCATATATGGATTTGCCAGGATATATTCTTGTCCATTTAGCTAATGCTTTATCAGTTGCTTCTGGATCATTTCCGTATTGTTGTACAAATTTTTGAAACTGTGGTTTAAGATTTGTAATGTTAGTTTGTTCTCTTACCCAGTCTGGAACATCTGTACCAAAATCAAGCTGAGGAGATGATGGGGCAATTAGTCCAAGAAGGTTTCTAGCAACTACTATATTTCTTGCAGTAGCATCTACAAAACTTAAAAACTTTTGTTGAGCAGCATCTTTTTCTGCTCCACCTTTAAGCGCTTGAGATATAAACTTTCTCATCACACCATTAGCTGCGTATAAAGAAATAGCTTTACGATGAGCAGAAGCATATTGAGAAGTACGTTCATCGGAGTTAAACATATTCATTATTCTTGCTACAGTTGTAGGCAATAATAACTCTGGAAGAGTTTTGCTCACTGAATACTTACCAAGAATTGCTTTTCTAAATTGTTGTTGTTTAGAATCAGGCAACCAGTTCTCAATAACCCAAATACCAAATGCTGATACTGGACCAGACAATGTAGGGATACCAGATTCAGGATCTAAACCTGGTGTTAACATTGAAACTTTAGCTGTAAATTGAGCTGGCATTGGTTGACGTAAAGCATTCTCGTAGCCAAGTAATCTTAATCCAAGACCCACTGCGCTATAAATAATCTCATCACCAGGGTAAACGAAGTATAGTTCTCCGTCTTCATCTTGATGAATAAATCCACTATGATCTAATGCATTAGCTCCAAGTCTAAACTTGGCTAAAGCTAATGGATCATAACGAAATACTCTACCAACTCTTCTACCGAAGTCTTCAGTTGCACGGTAGTAACGAGCAAAGTTACGCACAGAAAATGCCATATTAGTTCTAACAGCAGGGTTATCTACATACTGTAAAGTTCTAGTCATCGATAGATCTAGAGAAACATTGCTTGCCCACTTGCTTGCTATTGCTTCTGCTGTTGTTTTATCTAAACCATTTTCAATATGGCGTGCAACAATATCGTTTTCTGCTTGTATTAACTTTTTACGATACAAAAGATAGTTAGCATTAAAAGCTGGTTCACGACCAAGTATACTGATTTGTCGACCCATCCAGTTCATAACAACTTGTGGACCACGTTTAGCTGCATCCCAAATTCCAGCAGCACCAGTAGGGGCTGGAATGTATTTAATACCTAGTACACTTTCTGGTCTTTCAAATCTATCAAATTCATCTAGATCTCTAAGTGTTAACTTAGAAGCATCAATCTCTAGTTTTCTTTGCCCAGTATTTGGATCTATAATAGTCTTACGAACTTTGTTAATTAACTTCTCATTTAGTAAACCATTAGATTTAATAAATGGATGAGAGATTAATTTGAATTGTCTTCTAGCAAACTCTTCAGGACCTAGGGTCTTGTACAATACAAATCGTTCCATAATTTCTGGAGTCTTTTCGTATTGTTTCATTAAAGCTTGAACAGCTTTTTCTTCATTATAGATATGAGCTAATACTGTTTTACCCCAACCAAGATTAGTTTTATGATCTACTCTTAATTGAATACTTGTTAACCAGTTAACATCAAACCCATAATCATTGGTTCTAATGTTATCAAATTCACCAGTTGCTCTTAAATTATCTGCTGCTTCTTTAGCTCTATAGTTCCATTTTACAATTGGACCATATAGTTTTTGAGCTTTAATAGCTGCTTGATCTGCTGATCTTTCACCTAGGTTTAATGAGGCTAAGACACCTTCATTGATGTCATCTAATGCAGCCATACCGTATGGTGAATCTACATAATCTTTAACCCAACGTTCTACAGTAGTGGTATCAAATCCACTTAAAGCAATAACTGCTTTACTTGCAGCAACATTCTTTGCCACTAATTTAGGTAGTAATTCTGGATTTTGTTTTAATAGTTCTCTTTGAGCAGGGGTTATTCTTCTGCCACTATCTCTAAATAAACGAACCATCATTCTATTAACTAGACCTAATTGTTGTTCGCCATACTTAGCATAACGGTATTCAGTTGAAATAACTTTACCGATAATTGCTTGATGCAATGATCCTAGTGGAACTGCAATACCGAACAAACCTAGTTCTTCAATAGCTGATCTTATACCTAAACGTGGGATAAGGGTTGCCCAAGACCATCCAGTAGTTAAGTATTCACCAAGATATCTTGCGCTACCTACTATCTGAGAGTTAGATTTACGTGACCATTCAGCAAAGTTTGGAAGGGTAACAGTTCTACTTAGGTGCCAATAACCAAGACCATATTGTGAATCACCTAATTGAGCAGGGTTATATGTAGCTTGACCTATCTTTGCAGCAACTTCTTCTACTGTCGGAAAGCCTTTTACTACAAAGTCGTTGACCATATCCCAGTCAACAACATCTAAACCATCTATGTTTCTAGTAAATTGTTTAACTAATTTATTGTCATTGCCAATTACATCGTATACAGTTCCAAGTATTTGTTGGAATTGATATGGATCTTCTCCGTCTACTACACCCTTTTGTAGGATTTGCATATAGACTTTGACATCATCTTTAGGAATACCAGATTTAATCATTGCTTGACGAATTACATTTGTTACATTTTGACCAGTAACATTTTTATAGTAATTACGTTGCTTGATAATACCACCAATTTTTTTACCAATGGTATCTAATTCACGTTGTGCTGCTTCCAGTTCTGGACCAACAACACCTTTGTCTTTAAGATCTTTAACTTTTTTAGCTACAACTTTTCTGTTATCTGAAGCGTCTTTAAGTTGTTGACTAAGATCTGCTAATGCACCTTTAGTAACTGCAGCAGTAGATGCTAATGTTTGTTCAGTTAAACCTGTACGTCTACCAAGGTTTCCAATTTGACCTAGAGCAGTTGCTCCTCTAGACAAGATTGTCATATCTTCAGCGTAAAGTTGTGTACCAGTTCTGCTGTAAAGTTCTTTTACTTTCTCGTCTGATAGACCAAATTTCTTACCAATGTTAATTGCTATTCCATCAAATAACTTTAAACGAGTTCCTTCGTTACCTTCACGCCAAGCTTGTTTAATAATGTTAGCGTGATATGGATCAACAATTAATCTTGCAAGTCTAAATATGTCTACTGCACTTTCAGCAGTTTCAAGAACAATATCTTTACCACTTACTGCTTTACCCATAATGCGAGTAAAGTTTCCAACAGCAGATCTATATCTTTTTAGATCTCCAATGTTTTCAAAGTTCTTTGATAGCTCTTCTGCATCATCCCACACAGCAGGAAGACTTGGTGCTTTCTTTAATCCAACTAAACCAGCAACAGTTGAACGTAGGTTAATTGCAGTTTGTCCTACAATGCTACGTCTTGGCATTAAAGTATCAACGCCACCAGCGCGACCAAGATTAATAAGTTCAGTTATGCCAGCATTCTTAAAGTATTTTAATGCAGAATCTGCATCTCTTACACCAGCTTTAGATAGTTGTTGAATAAAATCAACAGCACCTATTTCACCAGTCTCAACTGCTACCTTTTTGCTAACATCAATACCGAAGTCTCTAGCTAAATCACCAGCTATTTGACCACGTTTAGTAAGATCTGTTGCATCTGCGTATTCAGCTACTTTTTTACCAGCATTATCCCAGAATCTACGAACAGGTGCATACTTAAACATCTTATCCAAGCCATCTGATAGTTTAATTCCATTAGCTCCTGCTAATTTCAATAAACCATAGCGTGCAACTTGTAATGTTTTAACACCAAAACCTAATACTGTACCTGGAATATCTGTAGCAATAATAAATGCAGCATCAGTTAACCCTGAAGTAATGTCATATAGATCAGGTACTTTACTTTGTTTATCAAGACTTCTAATTGGATAAGCTAAATCTCTACCAGGACTTACCTTAGCGTGATCAAAATCATTTAGAGCTTTATATACTTCGCTCTTCTTACCATTTGTAGGATCATTATAAAGAGCATATGCAGCTTCTTCAGCAGGTGTATCAAGTAAAAGCATAATTTCATCAGGTGTTTTACCCATTGCATAAAGTTTTGCTACTTTAGCTACAGCTGGACTCCACTTAGATTCAACTACTTTTAACTTTTCTTTATCAAAGTACTGTTCACCTTTGAATGTGGTGTTCCATTGATTGCTATCTAAGAAAGCTTGGAAAGATTTACTAGTATCTTTTTTAGTTGGAGGTACAACTTGGATTCCAGCAGGGAACATTCCAGCACCTGGGACTAATGGAGTAGCTGCAACTCGTTCTTGAACTCCAGCAAATCGTTCTTGTTCTTCTGGACTTGTTCTTAGTTGTTCTTGTTTTAAGTTTACTTGTCTGTATAAGTTTGTTTGAGTATTAGCATAAACGTCAAATGCGTTCATTAATTGACCAAAGCTTGGAATAAATCCAACAGACTTTAGTTTTTGCCAAGTAGAAGGTTTTGGTGCGCTATACTTTGCTTCAGGGAAAAAGTCAATAAGAGCTTTACGTTCTGTTTCAGGTAGTTTACTAAAAGCAATACGTGCTTCAGCATCTGGCATACCAATAAAAGTTTTATGTTGATTCTGTAAATGAATTGCAGCAGCGCTGCGTCTCATTGTACCGTTAGATGCACCTGATTGTTTTAATGAATTATAAACATTAGGAGAAGATTTCCAAATTAATGGACCAATGTTATCGTTGTTATTTACATTGTCTTCAGACATTTACAACCCATTTTCAATTAGAAAGTTGTAAAAGTCTTCTGTTTCTCTACTAGGATCTGCTTGTTTAGCTACATAAACTTGATCAGATAGTTTAGTGCTTTGATTATTTGTGGCAACTAAAACTTCTGGTCCTGCAGAAATTCCGCCTACGTTAATATTCATACCTGTTTCAGGTAGTTCATCTTTTCTTAAAGTCTCAGCAGTTAATGGAACTGTTGGTTCGTTTACTGGCACAGAAGGAGCAACTTTAGCTCCAGGTATAGGAAGGTCTGGAACAACATATGAAGGACCTTGTAAATCAGCACCAGCTTGCATTCGATTTAAATCTGCTGTATCTCCATAGTATTGAGATTTAATATCATCTCTCATAGGTTGAGTTGTTTTATTTGAGATGTTTAAATCAGTACGCTTAGCGTTAGAACCAACGCCAGATACTTGTTCCATTGCCATTTATACCTCTTCTAATTGTTAAACTTTAAACTTACTAACCTGCTAGTTGACCTAGAAGAGCTTGTAAATTAGGGGGACCTTGCTGTTGTACTTGTTGGGGTGCTCCTGGAGTAGCCTCAACAGGAGCGCTTTGTGGGACAGACATTTGCTCAACTGGAGACACTAACTCTCCAGGAGCGGCTTGTGGGGCTGCCTCTGGGGCTGGTGCTGGAGTAAAGATTTTTTCAACAGCATCTTCAATAGAAGTACCTGCTTGGCGTTCCTTGATAACTTGTGCCATCTTAGAAACTATGTCTGAAGGATCTTGTCCCTGTGTAGCCATTTGTGGAATGGCTTGCGCTAAAGCATTCATAGATGCGTTTAAGTTATCTCGCATCTTTTGAATGTCAATTCTTTCTTGTTCCCCAGTCACATTCATTGACCAAGGTAATTCTCTCATAATGAAATCTCTTGAAATAAGATCTGCACCTAGAGCTTGTAGTGAGAAGATTAAAGCACGTGATGGATCAAGTCCACTCATTAATCCATAACGTACTTGAATTGAGTATTCGCCTTTAATGTCTTTTCTTGGATCATATTTTAATTCATATGGTGAACCATTGTTAACACCATTGATTGTCTTTTCTCCAGGGAAAAGCATTTCATCCATTTTAAAGCAAAGCGCTAATACATCTTCAAATACATCAGATAAAATCTGTTGACCAGTTTTTACTTGGGTATCAAATGCACCAAGTAATGCTTGAACACCTTGACCTGTGATAACTGAAGCATCAATGTTTCCTGAACGACCTTCAGGGTAACGTGCTCCCATACGCATTTCACGTTGTAGCACTTCTCCTTCAGTAAATGCAGCAGGAGGAACTTCTAACCCAACACGTCTAATTGATTGTGGGTTCTGTGAACGCAAGATTGCATCTGGACCGAAAGTAAATTCTTGCACATCGTTAGGGATTGCTAATGGTGCGTTAACTGATTTCTCAGCAGCATCCATTGCAAGTAAAGCAAAACGTGCACGTGCAATTTGAGCCCATAGAATGTCATCGAATTGACCTCTTGGTTCATCATCCACACCAGGTCGTCTAGCAATACGAACCATTACTTCACCCATTGGGTTAGGTGCAGTTTTTAGAACTAGGTTTTCTCTAGTAGGTAAGAATAAAGTAATCTGGTCAGCATCTTCATAGCGAATCATTTCCAATGTTGAATAAACATCAACATCTTCAATTGAGTTACCATCTAGAATTTGACGAGAGTACTCTGGAAAGTCAACAAGTAATTCTGCAATGGTTTTAATATAGCGTTTTGAGTAAGCCACGATTCGACCATAGCGATCAAATTCTGGGTAAGCACCGATTGGGTTTTCTATGCGAATACGTGGAAGCCTGGTTTCGGTATCAGGTTCTACAACAATAGGTAAGAATCCGTAAGTACCGTAATAATCTGCACCTGTGTACATTTGTGTTTGAAGTCTGGCAAACTGAACATAGTTATTAGCTATTAATGTTCTAGTATCAGCATTCTTCTTAGCACGATCAGAAGTTATGTTTGTGGTTTGGCAGTTAAAAGAAGGAAGAGGAGCAAGAACTTCTGAGATATCGCGAGCTGCAACATCAATGAAGTTGGCAATCATTGGTTTGCTCATACCCTCTGGGAAGAACTCAGGGGCAACGTTAATCATATTGCCGCGTCTGATCTCTAATATGTCTGCCATACGTGAATCACGTCCAGCATATTTGAGCTTGAGAGCTTGGACCTTCATTGCGATCTGCTCGTTATTTAACATTTATTCCTCTATACATAAAGTGTGTCGATATTGTCAGAAGCCCATTCATCTAAGTTAACTGAACCTCTTTGAGCCAGAGATCTTCTGGTTGCATATCTATTTTGTAAATGACTTTTTTGAAACTGTCCGTGCTGTAACATTTCTTTTGCTCTAATCTCACAAAACCATAAAGCCATAACTAAATCTGTTGGGCTCTTAGTTTCAGCTTTCCAGGTTATAAGCTGGTTAATTAAAGCCTTAACGTGTTCATTGTTTTCGTGTGAAGGTAATTCAATAAGGTTGTTACCATCGTGTTTACCATCTTCAGAAGTACCAAAGAGTCCACTCATACCAGCAACACCAAATGAGGTATCCCATTTGTTCTTACCAGTGAAGTGACTTCTCATAGCCACGCCTTTTGAGCCTAGCCATATTCTTAGTTCTTCATCTAAAGCATAAGATTTTTGATGAGCATTAATTTCAATACGCAGCTCATTAGGATGATAC